CCGCGCCAGCCGCCAGGGGATCTGTGTGGTTGGGCTTCAGTTCGTCGCTGTCCACGAAAGCGTGCACGAAGCCATCTCGCGCTACGTGGGGTTCTACGGTGAGCAGCCGCGGGGTGAGGGCTCGGAAGCCAGTCTCGGCGAGCGTTGAGCCGGCGGCCGCTCTAGGCCTCGGCGCGAGCGCGTCCAACTGTCGGGTCGGCTCGCAGAAGCCGCTGGGAATCTTCACCGCCAGCGCGAACGGGATCACCACCGCGCGCGACAACTCGACTAACAACACGTCCACGGCGATCGGCGCCGACAACCTGATGAACGTGTTCTACTCGGTGAAGTCCGCCTACCAGGCGCGTGGCGAGTGGATCATGCACCGCGACGTGTGCGCGGCTATTCGCAAACTCAAGGACGGCAACGGGCAGTACCTGTGGAGGCCGGGCATCGAAGGCGGCGCTCCGGACTCGATCTTGAATCGCCCGGTCAACCAGAGCGAGTACGCGCCGAACACGTTCACCACGGGGCTCTACGTGTACGCCTTCGGCGACCTGTCCTACTACTGGACCGTGGACGCGATGTCGTTCGAGCTCCAGCGGCTCGAAGAGTTGTACGCCGCGACGAATCAGGTCGGCTTCATCGGTCGGCTTTCCGCTGACGGCGCTCCGGTCCTCGCTGAAGCGTTCGCTCGCGGGAAGCTCGCCTAGTCCTCTTGTCCGCGCCCCACGCGGGCGGGAGGTGCTTAATGAGTGCGCTCGGGAAGAGTCTCAAGTTCACGCAGGTGATGACCGCCGTCGCGGCGGGCACCAGCGACCAGAACTCCACGATCATCGACATGCAGGGTTACGACGGATGCCTCTTCATCACGTCTTTCGGCGCGATCACCAGCACCGCGGTCACCAGCGTGAAGATCCAGCAGGACACCGACTCGGCCGGCGGCACGATGGCCGATCTGGAAGGGTCTGGCCAGGCGATCGCGGACGACGACGACGACCAGTGTGTCGTCCACGACATCTACAGACCGCAGGAGCGATACATCCGCGCGGTTGTCGACCGCGGCACCGCGAACGCCGTGATCAACTCGATCGTGGCGGTCCAGTACAAGGGAGACATCGCGCCGACGACCAACGACAGCACGACCGTCGTTGCGCTCAAGACGCTGCTCTCGCCGGCTGAGGGCACCGCCTAAGTCGGTCTCAAAGCCGCGGGCACAACGCCCGCGGCGCACCACCACAACGGAGGAGCTCAACATGGATCGGATCAAGCTCGCAGCGCTCGCCGTCGTGGTGCTGCTCACCGCGGCCGGCGCTGTCGTCACGCGCCTGACCGCAGGCGAACCTGGGCACAACACGCTGGTCTACACGCACCAGGGCGGATCGACGCTGACCGTCGAGTCGGGCGCGACTCTCAACTGTGAGAGCGGGTCAACCGGGACGTTTGCCGGAACGAACACGCTCAGCGGCACCACGACGCTCAGCGGCACCACGACTCTCAGCGGGACGACCACGCTTAGCGGCGCGACGTCTATCAGCGGGAACACCAGCGTGACGACCGGAAAGACGCTGACGATCGACAGCGGCGCGGTTCTCGCTGTGGCAAGCGGCGGAAAGCTCACGCTGCCGACGACGACGGTCGCGACCACCACCACGGCGACGGTCGGCCAGTCGGGTATCCGGTTCATCGCGACCGCCGAGGACGTCACGCTGACGCTGCCCGCGGTGGCAGCCGGCCTGATCTACTCGCTCCACGTCGGGTCCCTGGACGGAGACACCGGCCTGGCGCTGGATATCACCGGCAGCGCGAAGCTCCACGGGAACGGCTTCACGGCGGCGGCTGGAAAGGGCGCGACCTGCACCGCGGGCACCGCACGCGATGGAGACTTCATCTCGGTCTACTGTGACGGAACCGACTGGTGGGTGACCGGCATCAGCGGCACCTGGGATCGCGAGCCGTAACATGTCCGACACCGTCCGCATAGTGCGGCTGTCGACGCGGATCGCTCCCGATGGCTCGTGGGTGGCCGGGAGCGACGCCGAGGTTACGCCAGCGGACGCCGCGGTTCTCATCGCCAAGGGACAGGCCCGACTCGCACCCGGCGAGACTTTGACCGCACGCGCCATCGAGACGGCGTCCTACGGTGGTGGCGAGATCCCGGCAGGCGAGCCGGTCAAGCGGATCACCCGAGAGCGCGGTGCCGCGTGAGCGTCCAGCGGTTCCGAGTCACCACCGCGCCGGCCCGGCGCCCGGTGTCCGTCGAGCAGGTCAAAGCTCACTCGCGGATCAGCGGGACCACTGACGACGCCTACATCGGCTTGCTGATCGACGCCGCGGTCGACCACTGTCAGGAGCTCCAGGCTCGCGCGTATATTACGCAGACCGTCACGCTCACGCTTCACGGCTTCCCGACGACGAGCTACATCGACCTTCCGCGCGCGCCGCTCCAGTCGGTCTCTTCGGTCACCTACACGCCTCTTGGAGAGAGCTCCGTTGTTCTGTCGTCTGCCGCCTACGTCGTGGACACGTCGACGGAGCCCGGCCGTATCGTGCTGGCGGACGGGTACGACTGGCCGACCGATGAGCTGTCCGAGGCGAACGGCCTGGTGATCGTCTACCTGGCCGGGTACGGCACCCGGAACGCGACGGCGACGATCACGATCGCGTCGCCCGGCGTCGTGACTTGGTCCGCTCACGGCCTTCTGAACGGAGACCCGGTCGTTCTGACCACGACGGGCGCTCTGCCCACAGGTCTGACCGCCGGGACTACCTACTACGTCAGCTCGAAGACGGCCGACACGTTCCAGCTCGCGGCGACGTCGGGCGGCTCCGCGATCAACACGAGCGGCACTCAGAGCGGGACGCACACAGCGACGGCTGACGGCAGGCCCACGTCGATGCCGCAGACGACGATTCACGCGCTGAAACTACTCGTCGGCCACTGGTACGAGAACCGTGAGGCGATCGGCGACCAGTCCAGCGGGAACATGCTCGTGGTGCCGATGGCGTTCCAGCAGTTGCTCGCCGGCAACCGAGTCGCGGTGTTCTGCTGATGGGCTCCGTCGAGTTCACCGTTGAAGGGATGGAAGAGCTCAAGAAGGCTCTCGATGGTATCCCAGGTCACATCCGCCGCGACGCAATGAAGGCGGCGATCCCGCCAGCCGGCGAGATCGTTCGCGAAGCCGTCGCGAACAAAGCACCTGTCGCGAGCGGCCGGCTAAAGGGATCGATCGTGTTCCGTGCGACGCAGATCGCGGGCGAAGCCTCGGGTGTCGTAGTGCCCAACAGGAAGAAGGGCGGCGGCGGTCGACACGCCCATCTGGTCGAGCGCGGGACAAAGCCGCACGACGCCAAGTATTTCGGTCGCCCGGCGAAGCACCCGGGCCAGGCCGCTCAGCCCTTCTTCTGGTCAGCGGCTGAGTCGGTGTCGGATCGCGCGAAGGGAGTCATGGTCGCGTCGGTATCGGAGTCGCTGGACCGATACTGGACGGCTCAAGGCGGTGCCAAGTGAAAGCGGGCCGACTGCGACACTTGATCTCGATCCAGACGAAGACCCACGCGGCGGACACCGGCGGTGGCGACGTCCCGACGTGGTCGACGATCACAGACGGCACGCGCCCGGCGGACATCCGACCTGTCAGCGGTCCTGAGCGCTTCGACGCGGACCAGCTGCAGCAGGTCGTCTCGCACAAGGTCGTCACCCGCTACATCGCGGGCGTCACGACCAAGCATCGAATCCTGTTCGGCTCCAGGGTGTTCGACATCGTAGACGTCATCAACTGGGGAGAGCGCGACCGCGAGCTCGCGCTGATGTGCCTTGAAAGGGTGGCCACTGACTGATGGCCGGCTCTGCAATCTGGCCGACCCAGGAGGCCGTGTACACCAAGCTTGCGGCTGACTCGACGTTGCAGACGCTCCTCGGCGGGACGGTTCAGGCGCCGCGTGTTTTCGACGCGGTTCCGGAGAACCAAGACTTCCCATTTGCGGTGATCGGCCAGTCGGTCGAGGCTCCCAACGACACGTATGCGGTCTCCGTCAAGGACATCCGACTGACCGTGCTCGTGTTCTCGCGATACCTCGGCTCGAAGGAGATCGTTCAGGCTATGGACCGCGCCGCTGTTCTTCTCGACGGCGTGTCGCTCACGATCACCGGCTACTCGCACATCCGCACGATCCACACACGGACCCTGGCCACCCGCGAGAATGACGGGGTAACCCGTCGCGGCGAGCTCGAGTTCCAGATCCTAGTGAGGCAAAGCTGATGGCGATCGGCCACGGAAAAGACTGCGACGTATACGTCAACGGTCGGAACCTGACGGCTTATTTCACGAGCGCGTCGCCGTCGCTCACCGCGCAGGCAGTCGACTCGACGACGATGAGCAAGAGCTCTAGGACGTTCGTTCCCGGCCTGAAAGAACACCGGATGTCTCTGGCAGGGTTCTTCGACGGAACCGCAACCGTCGCGGCTGCCGCGATCTTCGACGCCGTGCTCGGAGCTGCGGCCGATTCTCTTCTCGTCGTGTACCCGATCGGCGAGTCTGCGCTCGGTGATCTCGGCTACGCGATGCGCGCGCGCTGCGTGCAGCACGACGTGAACGCGCCCGTTGAAGGGCTGGTATCCACGTCCGCCGAGTTTGTCGGAGACGACGACGTCGACAAGGCGATCAGCCTGCACGTTCTTGGCGCGGAGACGAGCGCAAGCAACTCTTCGAGCGTCGACCAAACGTCGAGCAGCTCGGCCGGATCCGCCGCACATCTCCACGTGACCGAGTTCACGGGAACCGACATCACGATCAAGGTGCAGCACAGCGCCGACGACGCGGCGTGGGCGGACCTGATCACGTTCACCGCCGCGACGGCTGCCGGCACGTCGGAGCGGTCCACGTCCTCGGGCACCGTCAACAGGTACGTCCGCACGATCTGGACCGGAACATTCACCACCGCGACCTTCAACGTCGCGTTCTCGAGAAAGTAGGAGAGCGATGGCATTCGTTCACGGCAAGGCCGCGGTGTTCTGGTACGACGACAGCGGCGGGACGCTCCGCAACATGTCGACCTACATCAAGAACGTCAACTTCTCGCTTACGGCCGACAGCGCGGAGACCACAACCCTATCGAAGAACTCCAAGACGTTCCTGGCGGGCCTGAAGAACTGCACGATCTCGGTCGACGGGTTTTTCGACTCGACGGCGAGCACCGGACCCGATGCGGTGTTCTGGGCGGCGTTCGGATCGTCCACCACGAAGACCTTCGAGTATGGGCCTGAGGGCGGCGGCTCCGGAGCGATTAAGTACAGCGGCGAGTCGTTCGTGACGAGCTTCACGCCCGGCCCGGCCGACGTGTCAGGAGCCGTACCGTTCTCCGCGCAGATCCAGGTGACCGGCGACGTCACCAAGGGAACGTTCGCCTAATGAGGCGGCTAACGCTCGAAGACATCAAGGCGCCGCGCCCTGTCCACTACGTAGAGACCCTCTACGGAAGCCAGATCGGGCTGCGCCGAATCTCCGCGAAGGCCGTGCTGAAGCTCCAGGGGGCCGCTCTTCCTGACGGCACGATCGCCGACGCGGAGAGCACGAACAGGGAGATCCTCCGCGCGTCGATCGCGGACCCGGAACCCACTGACGACCTGATCGCTTGGCTGGAAGACGACGCGCGCGCCTACCTGGACCTGATCCGACAGGTTCTCGCTTACAACGGCCTTTCGGCGGAAGCACAGGCGGAATCGGCGCGGACGTTTCGAGAAGGGGTTTCGGAGTCGGAAACGCTTCCGACCTGAGGCCCAGCGTGTGCTGATGTTCC